AATAAATGAATTGCGAAATCACAGTGTAAATTCTCATCTTTGAAAATCAAAGTGTTCGCATTACATAGTCCTTGTAAAATACCTCGAGACTTTAACCAAAAAATAGCACAGAACGAACCTGAAAAAAAGATACCTTCAACCGCCGCAAAAGCAATTAATCTTTCTTCAAATGTTGAGTTCTCTATCCAATTTAAAGCCCATTTTGCCTTTTTTTGTACCGCAGGTAATCTATCAATAGCGTGAAAGCATTCATCTTTTTCTTGTGGGTTTGACACATAGGTATCAATAAGTAATGAATACATTAAAGAGTGAATATTTTCTGCCATTAACTGAAATCCGTAAAAGAATTTTGCTTCAGGGTATTGGACTTCTTTTAAGAAGTTTTCTGCCAAGTTTTCATTAACAATACCATCGGATGCCGCAAAGAATGATAAGACGTTTTTTACGAAAAATCTCTCATTATCTGATAAGTTTTCCCAATCTCTAATATCATTTGATAAATCAACCTCTTCCGCAGTCCAGAACGCCGCTTGATGTTGTTTGTAATATTCCCAAATATCATTGTGCTCGATTGGGAAAATAACAAATCTATTTGGATTCTCTATTAAAATTTTTTCCATGTTTTTTTTTAGTTTTGTGTTTGTTGTTTTTCTTTTCTTTTGTCTAACAAGTCTTTAACTCGTTGACGGTTTCTCTCTTCTTGTTGTCCCTCTAGTCCTAAGAATGTAACCGAACTTTCGGTATCAATCTCTAACATTCCATTATCAAATTTACAATTTTCAAACACAACCCCATCATCACCAATACGAGATTTAGTAATTGCTATTGTCGCTAATTTCATCTCTTTTTGTTGTAGGGATTTTGCCACGGTAATGATTACGTGTCCAACTTGTGCTTTTTTAATAGAACCACCCATTTGGTCGGTAGTTACTACATCAGATGAAATTGAACTTCTGTTACCTTGAGTTGCGGTCCATCCAACTAAATCCAACTCGTGACACATTGATTCAAATGCTCTCATAACCGAACCTTCAGATTTCCATTCATCACTTAAATTCCTATCAGGAACAACACAGTCAATATAATCTAATAATACCATATCAACTCTTACTCCATCGGCAATCATTTTTCTAATTTGATTTTTAATTTGTAACATAGTTACGGTATCAGATGGAAGTTTTTTTAAGATTAATTTATTGGTCATTGTATCTTTTACCTCTTGCACTTTAATCATAACTTCTTCTTTCTTTAAGGACAATTCATCAGGATGAACCTTTGTCCATAAAGTAATATGTTTTCTTTGAATAATCTTTGGGTTATCTTCAAAGAATATTTGTAATACGTTATACCCTAAATTAAAAGCGTGATTTGCAACTTTTGTTAGTAGTGTTGATTTACCAACTCCAGTAGGGGCTAACACTACACCGATTTCTCCTTTAGCCAAACCTCCTTTTAAGAGTCTATCAATACCTGGGATACCCATTGGTATTGGATGACGATAATCCTCATTTAAAACCTCACTTAAATTGAAAAATACATCAGATTGTCCATCTTCTCTTTCCCCAACTTGTAAAGCGTTCCTCACTAATTGTTCTACTTTATCATAGTTTTCAAATTCACCTCCATCGATGATTTTTTGAGCTTTGTTCATTACTTTCTGTAATTCTTGTTGTTTACAGAACTTCATAGCTTTTTCCTGAACAAATTCCCCACCCTCAAGTGGAGCTTCTTTGATTTTATTAATAGTATCAATAACAATTTTTGACGCTAGTTCCTGTTGTAATTCAGATTTGGTGATTTGTTCTAAAGTATCAAATGCTGGTGCATGTTCATACTTTGTGTAATATTCTTTAACCATCTGAATAATTATTTTGAAGTATTTGTTTTCAAAGTAATTTGTTTCAATCACATCAAGAATAGACCTCGCAAAGTCTTTATCGATAATAATTTGATTTAATAATTGTAGCTGAAAACTGCTACCTAGATATTCGAAATTTTTGTTTGACGCCATAGTTTTTTCATTATTGTATTTGATAAATATTACCCTTTTAAAGGAAGTCCAAGGTACTCGAGTGTTAAATTTTCAGATGAAAAAATGTCAGTCAAAGACATAAGTAAATTTTTTAGGTGTGGGCGTACGTCTACGGTGTATCTTATCTTAGGTGGGTATATTTTTGCGTCGAACTGTCTCTGACAAATTGTCACATCACCCATCTTAATATACACATTAAAATATTCAGGACCATCAATATACGATGTGTCTAATATTGTAGGATTGTTAATAATTTCATAATGGTGGTCAATCATGTATGATGCGGTTTTCATTTTTAGTTGATACTTAATATCATAACTAAAATTAGCTAACAGGTTATAAAACTCTAATGAGTTTTTACCGTCAGGGTTAAAGTTCCTAACATTAAAATATCTTTGTACAATGATATTATCATTTACCATCATTAAAAATTCTAATTTTGTTGATTCTTGCTCTTTCATATTTATTTTATTTGTTTGTAATTTCTTTTTTCTTTTCTTGTTAATTTCATGTATGGACGAACAAAGTCAACCCAAGCATTGTCTATTTTTGGTAGGAATTTAAAGAACCCGTCTTGCATCATCATCTTTAAAAGATTCCTATACCCTCTACCATCAGGGTCTAAACTTTCTCGATAATATAATTCAACTAATTCTTTCGCTTCATCGGTGATTAATGGTTTTGATAAGTCTATTATTTTTTCATTAATAATAAAAAATTCTTCACCGTATACACCTGTTTTAGTTTTACCTGATAATAAATTTTGTAACGATTTATTACCTTTATCTTCTTTTAAAAGAGTTTCCGCCTTTATTAAAATATCGGTAATAGTTACCGTTTGGTCAAGTAATTCAGGAAATAATTTAACTAAAGTTTTTTCACCCAAATAATAAATTCCATCTATATTATCTGACTTATCACCCGATAATATTTTATATGTTTTAATATTCTGATGTGGAAATTCATGGAATTGAATCTTTATTTTATCTCCATTTTTATACACTTGTTTTGAGTTTGGGGAATAAACTGAAACCTTATCTGAGATAAGTTGTGTCAAATCTTTATCTCCCGAAAAAATAGTTTTAATTTCGTCTTCAGATATTTGGCAGTAGTACGCAATCAAATCGTCACCTTCGTTATTATCTACGTCAATTTGTCTTATATAACATTCCTCCAAATATTGTTTAACTCTCTCTTTTTGTTCTCCAAAAGATTGGTCTTTAAAATCTTCGGTTATAAGTAGTTTTTTTTTATACTGGGGGTAAATAAGTTTGCGGGTAGAAGAGTTATCATCCCCATCCCACATAACAACAACTTTATCAAAATTTTGTTCGTCAATAAACCGTCTAATTGTGTTGATAAAATACCATAACCCTCCTATGTGTTTTCCGTTGTGGTAAAAATCTTTAACCCCGTGAAATCCTATTTTTAATAAATTGTTACCATCAACAATTAATGTTTTGACCATTTAAAATTTTTAAGTAATTTGAAAATATTTTTTACTCGTCAAAGTCATCGTCAGATTCATCCAAAGAATAATCAGAATACCCTAATTTTGTTTCCCAATAATCTGAATATTCTTTCTTATAGTTATCTAAAGATTCTTTTGTATCTGCAATATAACCTTGTGGCACTGCAACTATTTTACCATCTTTATAACCGAGACCATTTACGTGATTTTTCAAAATAGAAATTTTGGTTCTAATTGCAAACGACACTTTTCTACCATTTTTAGTTGCGTCAATATGACTAATACCCGCTTTTTTCTGATTACCAAATAAGAATATTAAACTACTCGCTAACCATACCGCGGTACCTCCTTTGGCACGAATCTCAGGTTGGCCAAAAGGGTTATCCGCTAATTCAACCCATGGTTGGTTTAAAATAACTAAAGTATTATAATACGGATAATCTTCTTTTTTTGATTTTGAGATACGGGAATGAATTCCCAATCCGATTTTATCCGCCAACACTTTAGCAGAGTGCATTCCACCACCTTTACCATCAAAAGTCATCTGACAAGGAATTGAACCGATGCTGTCCCATAAAAATAATATACTATAAGGGATATCTCCTTTTTCTTGAGCATCAAGAATATCATTAATAAAATTGGTTGCTTGTTCAATAACATCAAAGGAGTCATTAAAGATAAACATGCCATCATACTCACCAAGGTCATTTTTTTCGGCTTGTAGTCCCAATTCAATAGCGTGCTCCCAAGACCATTTTTTTTCCGTTATAATAAGAACAGGTAAATGTCCTTTTTTCTGAGCATCTGCCGCCGCTAATATCATTGCAGTTGTTTTTGAGGTGTTTGAATGTCCCAAGAACATATTAATACCCCCCATTACAGGACCAGGTAATCCGCAAGCATTCATAAAAGCCTCACCACAATTATAAAAACTTTCTGTTTTGTATTTTGTTTTTGTTGAGAACTTATCTTTGATTGTATCCAAAGATATTTCTCTTTTTCTTATTGCCATGTTAGGTTAAATTAAATTATTGTTTTGAACTATAAAAAATAGACACTCAGTAATACCAAGTGTCTATGTTAAAGTTTAATTAGAAAGGTAATTCGGTATCACTATCGTCATTTGCTTGTGGGTCAACGATTGGTTCAGTTTTACCACCAAAAGATGTTGTTGTCTCAAGATTGTTTTCGTATACAAAACCACCTTTGTCAGAATCCCAACGTGGTGTTTCTCCACGAGCAATAGCTTCAAGGTATTCTTCAGGTTTTTTAGAATAAACATCTTCCCACGTTAACTCATCATTAATCCAAGAATCCGCGGTTTGTTTATTTTCGTGTACAGGAGTTGGGTCATCATACATAACAGTTTGAATAACTGTGTAAGTGGCACCTTTAGGTGTTTTTGCTTTGGTTAATTCAAGAATAATGTCACGACCGTTATCAGGGTCAGTAATATCACCTTTAGCTCTCCAAATAGGAATAATCTTATCTAAAATCCCTTCATTTTTGTAATTGTGTTTAAATCTCCAAAACTTAACTCCATCAGACTCGTTATCACGGTCCATAACTTTAACAATGTAAAATTTACGAGATAAGTATTGTTTTGCTAATTCTTTGTCAGACTCTTTTCCTGTTGAGCGTAGTTCTTCATAAACTTCATTCAATGGTGAACGCTCGTTGTCATTCTTACCCGGGTCATAAAATTTTTGAAATTTACCGTCAACTTGAATTTCGTGATACCAAACTTCTTTAAATGGTGAAGAACCGTCGGGTGTTGGTAAAATACGTAGTCTTCGTTGCCCTTGTTTTTCAGTATCTTTAAGGATAGCTGCAAAGTATTTTTTCATTCTTTCTTCTTGTGTGAATTTTGAGGTGTTAGAAGAACCACCTTGTTTTGCCTGCTCGTATTGAGCTAAAACTGCGTCTAATGAATTTGTCGCCATGTGTAAATAAAAATTAAAGTTTATGTGTTAAAATTATAAGTGTATAAAAAGTTATAGTCAAATAGTGTCG